CAATGGCTGGAGTAGCCATGTCAAAACCGTTGTTTAATTCTATAAGTGCCGCTGTTCCAAAACAAGGTGGTGTTGCAGATATAGCTAGAGCTTTGTATGCACCTTTCTTAAAATTAAAAGGTGTTTCTCAATACGCAAAAACAATTTTATCACCATACACACAAGTAAGAAACGTAACATCTGCATCTATGTTTGCATTAGCAAATGGTAATGTGGGTAAAGGATCTGATATATTTGAATCTGTAGCGATTGTTTTAAATGATATATTTGGAAGAAAAGACAGAGAGCTTAAAAAAGACGGTGTAATAAAATCAAACATAAAATTAGATGCAAACGATAGCTATGGTATTTCATTTTTAGCAGACCTACAAAAGAAAGGTGTGATTGGAAGTTCAGCTAATCTTCGTGAAATATACGCAAACATAAGGCAAGGTTTAGGGTATAAGGCTGACGATACAAGTGCCATTCTTAGAGGAGAAGAAACTGGTGTAGAGGTTGGAAAACAAAAAGCTAAGAGCGTATACGACATACCAATCATGGGTGGATTTTTAGAAAAAGCTGAAGGATTGTATCGTGGTGGTGACGATGTCTGGAAAATATATAACTATGTTTTTGAGAAAAATAAACTAAGACAAATTCAAAGAAAAATGATTAACAGAGAGATAACAAAAGATTTCTCTGTGTTAAAAGCTAACGATCCAGTTGCTTATAAAGAAAGTTCTTTAGAAACTTTATCCCCTGTAATTATAGAGGGTAGAAGAAAAGCCAACATAAGATTAATAAGAGAGTTAGCAAGAGAAGATGATACCTTTAAAGGTAGTATAGATAAACGTATAAATGAGATAGGAAAAAATTTATCTCAGATGGACGCAAAACAGATAGCAAAGTTAGCAGACGAAGCTCTAGACACTAGAGCCGCAGATACGGTTAGAAACTTAGTTCCTAACTATGATCTTGTGCCAGATGTTATAAAATCATTAAGAGCGTTACCCCTTGGTAACTTTATTGCATTCCCCGCAGAGATAATGAGAACTGGTTTTAACATTATCAACACTGGTTTAAAAGAAATGTCTAGTAACGAAGCTGCAATTAGAGAAATGGGTGTCAAAAGATTAGGAGGAGCTTTGACAACTTTCAGTCTTTTAGGTAATCAAATACAACAATTAGGAATGAAATTAACTGGAACCAGTGAAGAAGAGTTAAATGCCGCAAGAAGAATGGCTGCACCTTATCAAAGAAACTCTCAATTTGTTCCAGTCGGAAGAGATAAAAAAGGTAATTTGGAAGTCATAGATTTTAGTCACACTAATCCTTATGACATGTTAACACGACCATTGAGAGCTGCTTTAACTGCTATGGATACAAGTGGTAAATTAAGTGAGGACGCTACAAAAACTGTGACACGAGCTATGTGGGAAACATTTGGTGAGTTTTTTGAACCCTTCTTAGATGAGTCTATGATCTTTACCGCTTTCTCTGATGTTCTTCCAGAAGAAGTTCCTTTTATTGGTAGAAACGGAGTAACAAGATCTGGTGCTAAAGTATACTCAACAGAAGATTCTGGTATGAGAAAATTTGAAAAAGCTATGATTCATGTAATGAACGCCATGAATCCAGGTGTTCTCCCAGTAAGAGTGCCAGTAGGAGCTGAGCTTGGTATTACGAGTTACATAGAACGAGGCAAGCCAGAGGTTATCAAAGGTATAGAAGCTGGACGTTTTATCAGAGGTATGGGTATTGGAGAAAAGAAAGAGCCTACCACTGGAAGAGAATACACAATGCCTGGTGAACTTTTTAGAATGATGACTGGACTTGGAACAACAACTATAGACAGAGAAAGATTATTAGATTTTAGAGCACAAGAGTTTAAAGAAGCACGATCCAAGGCTGCTAGTATTTTTAATGCAGTAACAAGATTAGAAAAGCCAAGTCAATCACAAATTATAGAGGCTTATCGAAGAGCAGATGACGCAAGACTTACTGCATTCAGAGAAATGCAATTAAATATATCTGATCTAAAAAAATTAGGAATGAAAGAAGGAAAAATAAAACAACTTCTTAAGAAAGCAGGTCTTGGTGTAAAAGAAAGAAATTCTTTAGTTAACGATAGATATGTTTCATATACTCCAAGTAAGGAAAGAATAAAAGAGTTGAGAATAAAAGGTAGTTATCCAGCTCTTGAAATAGGTCGTTACAAAAACATGAGGATGAATATGAAGCTTTCTGCTAAACAAAAGAAAACAGAAAAGATTGATCCACCAATACCAATTGATGAATTAGAAAGATTTACAGAGCCTAATATATTTGCTACTAATCAACAACAAGGACAACCAGTGTCTCCTCCTAGTGGTCCAGTATCATTACCTGCAGGAGTGGGTATGATAATAAATCCAAATATATTTGACAAGGATGTCAATATTGGTGCAGACTTTTTAGGAGGCGATCCAGAAAGCGTCTTAAAAAATATGCAGATAAGGAATAGACAATGAGATTATCAAAGAACTTTAGTTTAGCTGAATTTACAAAATCACAAACAGCAGAAAGAAAAGGTATCGACAACACACCTGGAGATGACCACATAGAAAGTATGGAGCTTCTATGTCAAGAGGTGTTAGAACCTATACGTTATCATTTTGAAAAACCAATTATGATAAACTCTGGATATCGCAGTATTGCCTTGTGCGAAGCGATTGGCTCAAACGCCAATAGTCAACATGCAAAAGGAGAAGCGGCTGATATAGAGATACCAGGTGTTGATAACTTAGAACTCGCTAAACACATACAAGATAATTTAGATTTTGATCAATTAATTTTAGAATGCTATAATGGAGAACCAAGTTCTGGATGGGTTCATGTATCTTTTAAAGACATTGAAAACAGAAAAGATGTACTTACCTATGATAGAACAAATGGTTATAGAAAAGGATTGATAGCATGAAAGAAGGTCCGTTAAAAGACGCAATGAACAACGATCATGGTAATTTAGTTATCAAACAAGAATTCAGTACAATAAAAATTGTAAACAATGTTCTCGTAAAAGAAGTTGTGACAAGAGATTACGACTTTCATGGAGACTATATAGACACCATGAGTTCACAACCCTTGATGCAAATGGATCAAATACTGCCTAAAGAAACGATGCACTAATGGCATCATTGATATGTAACCTACCCTCTGAAGATGTGTGGGTTAGAAAGGAGTATCTAAGGGATTTTGAAGATGGTCACGGAGAATTTGTTAAAGGCATCTGGATTACGGCTAAGTCTGTTCCTGGGAGAGCATTTTATTTTGAAACTTACCTTCCTGATTATGGTGCTCTTTATGACAAGCTACCTATTTCTGCATTCGTTTCTGACCCAACTATCCCCACGCCTGATATGGATCTTTACAATCTTCAGTTTTGGAATTGCATGGACTATGGCGTGGTCTCTATTCATAAGCAGTTCATAGGATCAATGGACTTTGAAGTTCTTACCAGGGATCACGGAACACTGAAGGGTAGTTACATTGCTACGTTAGATAACTATCACGATGATGTAAACAATGTCGATTATTCAACAAGTCACAAACCAGCAGAACACAAATCACATAATCTTTTACAATTAGAAAACGGACAATATTGTTTGTATCCAAACAATAGAATGAGAGTATATGATAATTCACTTACTCCAGAACAACCATTACAACCAGACTTCAAAGTTAGTACAAAAATATATCAAGTTGAAAATGGACAGAAGTTTAGACTTGGCGATACTGACGAGTATTTTTGGAAAGCAAAAAACGAATGATTGAATTTCTTTTGGTTTTTATGATCGACACTGAGATTGTAAATCAAACACAAAGATTCAAAAGTGTCGATCGTTGTTTATATTTTGCAGAAAGATTATCAAATCAACCAATGATTCCTAAAGCAGAAGGAATGCCCTCTAAAATCACCGCATATTGCAAACCAGTGCGAAAAAAGACAAGTCGAGGAAAAAAACCAGGCTCTTAGATCGCCATACAGAGGCAAAACAATGTCTTTAGGTCTAATCATACTCTAGAATAACCTACTCTTACTGTCGTTTATTCTACCTACCTTTATGTGGATTCTTTCCATTTTTGGAACAAAATGTTTCAAAAAAGCTCTCTTATCTTTGCATTAGAAACAATTTATATATAAATAGAAAGGATTATTAATATGTTAGAAAAATTATTTTACAAATTTAAAGTTGCAAGAACAGCACAAGCTCTTAGATCATTAGATGACTTGGCATTAAAGGATATTGGAATCGATAGATCTAATATTTTATCACACTCCTACGAGTGTTTTAAGAATGAACAGCCTGCAGAAGAAAAGGATCCTCTCAATGATCTCGGTCAAGCTTTCAACAGAATTGGTTAACCAACTTCACCCCAGTTGTCTCCTAATTCTGAGTCAACATCAAAAGGTATCTTGAGATCTGGAATACAATTAGACATTATGTCTTTGATTATCTCCACTTCTTTTTCGCTGGATATGCTAAAACAAAGTTCATCATGCACAGTTAACATTGGACATAGTCCTTGTTCGTAACACTTGACCATCGCTATCTTTGTTTGGTCTGCACTTGACCCTTGAATTAATCTATTCAAAGCTTTGTATGTAAAAGCTCTTCTAATTCTACCTTTACCACCGTACTCATCAATAGCTTCTTTCATTGGTAAAGCTTTATTGTATTGATAGGATATAGGCTCATACATATTGAATCTACATTTACGGCCCAACCAAGTTCTAATTACTCCACTACTTGCAGCTCTTTGAGTTGCTTTGTCTGATATAGATTTTAAAAAAGGTACTTTATCGTTATATTGATTTAGTAAAGTAGTCGCTTCATCTATAGACAAATCTAAAATATTAGCCAACTTATTTTTACCCATACCATACATCAAACCAAGATTAACTGTCTTAGCTTGTTTTCTAGATATGCCCGCGATATCTGCTACAATCTGATGAAAATCAGCTTGACCTTCGTCATACATGGTTACCACATCATCTATCTGTGGATGTCTATCTATGCCTGTCAAGGTGGCACAGTAATGAACTAGCCATCTTGGTTCTTGTGAGGCATAATCAAAAGAACCCCACTTGTGACTTTCCTCAGGGAGAAACAGTCCACGGATTAACTTTTTTATTTCAGGGTCTCTAGCAGGAATTTGTTGCAAATTGGGGTTACTTGAACTAAAACGACCAGTAACAGTTCCACCACCGTCAGAACGTAAAGGATGAAAATCACAATGTATACGACCATTATGAGAGTGCTCAAGAATAGTATCAACAAATGTAGTGTTTGCTTTATTTATTTCTCTAATTTTTATAATCTTCTTTGCAATTGGATGATGATGATTCGCAAGAAACTGTTTTGTAAAGGCGGGGGCCCCGGACTTCTCTGTGCGAGAATAAGAAAGTCCCATAGCATCAAAGACCTTTGCTACAGATGTGGCGACCCACGGTTCAAGAGACACTTTTGTTTCAGAGGCTATCTCATCAAGTAAAGATTTTTCTAATGCAGTAAGTTCTTTCTTGGTTTTTTCTGCTTTATCCAAATCAACACGAACACCTTTTGTTTTCATATCTAACAACACTGGAGTTAACTGTGTCTCCAATGAAAATATACCTGTACATTCTTCTGATTTAATTCTGTCTTGAAGAACATTCCATAATTTCAAAGTTATACTAGCATCTTGTTCTGCATATGCTCCTACATAACGAGGTGGTAATCTCCACATTCCAGATTTTGGATCTACTCCAAACTCTTCGGCTGCACTCTTGAGCATCTTCTCGTCTTTGTAAATTTTTAAATAATCACCAGCAATAGAATTTAAATTATAATATCTTCTGTTTTCATCTAACAAAGGAGCTGCTATCATTGTGTCCCTAATTTGACCCTTTACTTCTACTCCCTCTGCTCGAAGCCAACCTAAATCATACAGGGCATTGTGAAAAACAAATGTCTTTTTTATATCAGAGCACAAGTCTTTTAACCAATTCATCACGGCTCTTCTTGGCATGTTACCAACAGAATGTGCTATTGGGAAATACCAAGAGCTATCTCCTGCCGCTACGGCTACTCCTATAATATTACCATCATTTCTACACCAACCTGGACCAAGTTTTAAAAGATTTTCATCTCTCGTTTCTAAGTCAATAGCTATTGTGTCATACTGTGATAAGTCTGGTATTGTCTGAGGGGGTGTCCAATCAGAATCGGCATTACCCCACGAAATATCTCTAATATCTTGCTCCAACAAGTGATATTGTTCATTTGTCATATCAAATCACTCCACTTCTCTAACTTCTCTCTTTTTTTATTTCTTTGTTTTTCTATGTCTTCCCAAGATAATACGTCCCACTCCACTAACAAATCTATCATTGCATATACGTCTCCAACTTCTTCCAAAAGTTTTTGGTCTGAGTCAGAGTTTTCATACAATTCTCCTCTTCGTAATGCTTTCGAACAAGCGAAGATTAATTCTGCACACTCTTCCATAGTGATCACGAGTAATTGTTGCCGTGCATCAAGTTTTTTCATGTCTCTTATGTATAGTTCATTTGTCATTAATTATTTCGCCTCCCAAAGCTGCATACCCAATAACATCTATCCAGCTATCATCTTTATTAATGTCTTCTGCTAGTCTTGCTATCTTAACTCCAATCATACAAGCCACTGCATCCTCTGGAGTAATGGGTTCTTTTAACTTCTTGTCCAAAAGAATAGTCCAAATATCTGCTATCCTTTGATGGTTCTTTTTTACTGGCCCATAGTCTTTTGCTCTTGGCCCATTAATTAATTTTTCTGCTTGTTTTAAAAAGTATTCTCTATTTTTTGTCATATCTCAAACCCATAATAATTTTGTGATTCTATTAAATGTAATGTTTTTTTTGCACGAGTCATCCCTACATAGAAAACTCTGTACTCAGGATCTTGATCCCAATATTCTGTGCAAGCTTTTGTGGAATCTAGTAGTAAGGCTACGTTATCCGCCTCTCCACCTTTGGCTTTGTGGATTGTCGAAACACGGATCCTCGGTGCTTCCGTCAGAATCTTCTCGCCTCTTCTTCGAACAGAAACTATGTATGCCGTCTCTTGTTCCGATACCTTCAACACCGATTGCCACGGTGTCTCTGAGTTCGCTTTCAACCCGCAGTTGTCTACAAGATCTTGAAGAGTATAGGTTTGATCTGACTCTAAAGAAGCCATTACCTTTCTTCCAGATTTTGTTATCATATTTGGGTGAATTAATTTTGAAAAAGTTTTTAGATCCTCTGAAGTCAAATCTTGTTTCTTGCATAGTTTAAGCCATACCTCTATTCCATTTAAAACATTTGGGGAAATCGACCAACCAGTGCCTTCTCGCCAGAAAAGATGTCCATCTTCTTTGAGTCGGAGACAGACTTTGTTTACTATATAATTTGTTCTCGCAAGTATTAACCATTCGCCACTTGATAAGTCTACATCAAGTATATCACGATACCAAGAAACAAATCCTTTTTCTTTTTGGGGTTGCCATTTTTTACTTTCCCTTATTTTAACTTTTCTTATAAGTCTATCTGCCATTCCGTGTATATCACTTGGCACACGATAAGATTGTTTGAGCACTAATTTATTTTCACTTGAATTTAAAAAGTCTTCTACCTTTACACCCATCCATCCATATATAGCTTGATCATCATCACCTGCATAAAAGACTTCTTTTGAGTTCGGAACTAAAACTTCTTTGACCATCTTCCATTGCAAAGGAACTAAGTCTTGTGCTTCATCTATAATAAGAACATCAAACTTTGGACTCGTTCCTTCTTCAATAAACTTCTCAATCATATCAATAAAATCTAATTTATTTTTCATCTTTTTATATTTTGTGAAAGTATCTTCTATCAACAACAGCTGTTGTTTACTTACAGCAAAATCATCAATGTTTTTTAATTCTTCTAACACTGGTATTTGTTTTACTCTAGCCATTTGAATGATAGACATATACTTATCTCCACCAGCACCGATAGAAAATAATGGTCCTTCTTCTATATTAAGTGTTTGTGCAGATCTAAAATCTATACCCACAAGCCTTCCAAGTTCGTTAAAATCGGCTCCTTTAAAAACATCATTACTGTTCAAGCCAAGCCATCTAAAAGCCAAGCTATGCAATGTTCTAAAATATTCTAAACTTTTACTGTCTAATTCTAGATCAAGAAAAGCACGATCTCTTGCCTCAGTTGCAGCTTTTTTACTAAAAGAAAAGAAACCTATCTTGTTTGGCTCCGTTCCTTTATGTATTTTTTCTTTAACTATGTTAATTAAAGTTGTTGTTTTGCCAGTGCCAGGAGGTCCGAATATAGTTGTTTCGTTCATTTCATTTCCAACTTTCCATGACATGCTTTACAAACACATACACATTTCTCTATTTCTTTCCTCACTAACTCTGCATTTCTGTCTTGACTTATAATCTCAGATACCGCTTTCCATTTTGTGGTTGGATCAACATGATGCCATTGTAAATTTATAGCTTTCTCGTTATAACCACATTCATAACAACCCCTAGATAATTTTAATTGATTGTTATACTCTCTCATTCTTTTACTTTTCCTCGCCCAACGACTTGTCAAAATGGTGCTTCCTCTTGTTGTAATTCAATAGGTTTCATTTGAATTTCTGCTCCAAACTCTGGTATCCACCAAACTCTAACTGATTTCCATTTACCTTGTGATGTTTGAAAATTTTTAATGATAGAACTATCACCACTGTTAATCTCTTTTATTCTTTCTTGAACTTGTGCTCTTGTATAACTATCAAATTTACGACTCCTCAAAAAATCCATAAGAGATTCTAATTTAAAATATGTCTTTGATTCTTCTACTTCTGTAAAAGGTTTACCCAAAACAACTTCCTCGAAACTTTGTGCTTGCACTCTTCCTGTACAATACAATTCTAATAAGGACATGAACTGACCCTTATAAGTTAATTCCTCTGGTACAGCAATCTCATTACAATTCTCAAGCAGACCATTGACTTGTACTTCCCAATCACCGTCTTTCATCTTTGGTGGCATGAAGTTCAACTGTTCCATACATGCTCTTTGAAATAATCTTGGTGTCTGTAATTCTTCTGTTGTAAGTTCTAATCTTCGACCATCTATATCCAAGAACCAAAGACGAGGTTCTGATAAGATAACTGACAAGCCACTTATCGCAGGCATAGAAGTCATACCAATACCATGTTTCAAACCTCGACAAACCCCTTGATTACAGTGAGAAGCCATAGGTTCTTCTTTACATGTATACTGATACTCTTTTTTCTCTAATGTCTGTTGTATGGTCACAATTTCGGCGGCAGGAAGGGGTGGAGAAAAATGCTTTACATTTAGCTCCTCTAACTGCGACTTCCAATCATTAGGTCTAGACTTCTGTAGAAACACACCTAACTGAAACGCAGTTTTATTTCTGCCACCCTCATGTACTCCAACACTTAACAAAGCACGGAGACATGGTACAAATCCTGGAAACAAGTTTGCTGGCCCACCAATAGGAATGTTCATAAAGTCTTTTGGTGAGCAGGTTTGCTTCTTTATTTCCTCAACAAATTCCTCAAGCGAAGCCTCAGTATACTCATCTTTCTTTTGAATGACCGCGTATCTGAGGGTTTTAGCATGATCAAAATAAGGAAGATTAATAAAATTACCCACATCCCCCCTTTCGACCAAAACTTGTTCTTGTTTTGGGAAAATCTCGCAACGACCATGACCCAATCCAGCAGCAATCTCTGCAGCTTTGTCACGAAAATCACTAGCATCCATCCACTCCTTAAAAAAGAAAAATATATGTGCACCTCCACTTTTACTACGGCACACGATACATGGAACTTTCAGTTCATTTAGTTTGGAAACGAGACTATTATGGTCTAATGGATACTGATCTATGTCAAGTGCACCAAACTTACACTTGTTGTTTTCGTTAATTGGTATGGCTCCGACACCTTTTTTCCCATCAAGATGTCCTTGTACTAATTCTAATGTTAATGGTTGTCTTACTATAAATGACTTAGCTTTTTGCTTGCCATTCATTCTTTGATTGGAAACATCTGTTTGTCCGTGGGCTTGACTAAACCCTTCAAATGCTTTTAAAAATTCTTCTGCTATATTCACTCATCACTCCAAAAAATAAGGGCCACATACTTGGAGGAGCATATGTGACCCTAACTTAAATTAAAACGGTGCTTCTTCTTTATCTCCCGCCATTTCATCGGCAGAGGCTGCAGCCATTTTAACCTCACCCTTTCTCACACTTTGATACATGTTACGAGCCTCTAGCATCATATCTTGTATCTCTTCTGTGATTTCCGTAACACGATCAAGTTTATAGTTATACCATGTACCTTGATCATTACTCTCGGAAACTGTTGTAAGTCTCCAAGCCGTACCATAAAGAGGCATAGGTTTACCTGATGGTAAACGAATACCGTTCTTTAAAGTATTCCATCTTCTTGATACTTTTAACTGTGTCTTCTTCATATCAAGAACAGCTGGAGCCATCTCACCATTTGCACCTTTTGCAATAACAAGATGTTGATGAGTTCTTACGAGTTCATTTCCACTTGGCAATGTTTCAATCGTACCCTCACGAGTAGTCAAGTTAATATCACCGTCAGTAGGACTAAGCTCTCGAATGAAACCACCACCCGTAGAACGTAGAGCAAACTCCAAGAACTTCTTTTCAAAATATGCTGGTACAACGATAACTCCCTCATCTGCTTTGTAAATCTCTTGATTTACAGTGTTGAATATATCACCTTGTTCGGCTCCCTTAATATACAAACTGTCTTGTTTATTAAGTTGTGGTGACAATGCTTGCAGAATCCTAATAAAAGGAATCTGCATATCTTCGGTTGTAAAATTCTCAAGACCTGCACCAGAGTCCTCTTCAAGTAACTTGTCGAGTTCTGATACAACAACCTCAGTCTTTTTCTTTGGTGCAATTGCTGTGTCCATTATTGACCTCCTTTGATTTTTGCACGATTACCTTGATAAACTCCAAATAGATCGAGATCAATTTCTTGACCATTATCAATTCTATTCTTTGCCCAAGTCTTCAGAGTCATTGGATGTATGTGAGTTTTTTGTACAGGATTTAGACCTTGCTTTGTAAGATCGTCAATCACGGCTCCCGCTACATTGTCTTGACCCATGTTAAATCCGACAACAACTTCGTTCTTAATTATGTCGCCCTCACCAATAGATCTAAGAAAATTAAAAGCTTCATCTTTTCTAGACTCTGGTATACGAGCAGATACAAACTTGTCTACGGATACTTTACTTCCGTCTACTTGCAGACTTTCCACACCGAGTTCTTCCATCAATGACGGAATGTCTTCCTCATCAATGGTTCTCTTCTTTTGCTTTAAGTCTTTAAGATAGTCTTCGGTATCTTTTATTTGCTTTTCAACATCTATAGATAACCGAACTAGAGACGAAAGGTTCTTCGTCTTATCTTCGCTAATTTCAAATGACTGAGGATTAGCAGCCTCTTTTTCAAATAGTGAAAACACATCACTCATGGTTCTTCCTTTCTTCTTTAAAGTTTATGCCCTTCGGCTTTGTTAAGAGTGAGAGTAATGAGTGTCGTCAAATTACTCTCACTCGGAGGATTTTACGCTTGAACGATTAGCTTACTCTTTGAGCTTGCTTACTGTCAACCGTTTTTTCATATTCTCTTTTTGTGAGAAATGAAATCGTTCCGCCAACAGATCTATCATTTCTATCGGCTAATTCTTTTAATTTAGTCCAAACACTTATTGGAACTGCAACTGATTTCCACTTACTTGGATCCATTATCTTCCCTTTCTGTTAACATTAAAGGTGAAGAGGACACAGGAGAAACCTGGAAAAGAAAACCATGCAACCCCACATGGGAAATAAAACCAGGAACATACCCTCTCCACTTTTAATGTCAGGGTGATCGCATCACGCAAACCACCCTGTCACTTGTTATTATCTTTACAAGATATAAATGAATCTATCATAGATAGTATTGTTAAATTTATATCTAATAAAACACCTATCACAACTATCCCCACTCTGTCAAATAAAAACTTATATTTTTAATTTGTTACTTTATGTGGTCGCATAGACCTAACTTTTAACTCGTTTTCCATCTTACCTATCGTATTGTTAAGATATCTTTTTTCTTTTGATACTGGGTGCACATACGCATAAGGATTAGGGTGATCTTCTTTTAATTTTTTTTCATATACTTTCATTGATAATACAAATAACTCTATTTCTTTTTTGCTTAATTTAAGATGCGACATTATTTTTCCTTTCTTTTTTTACAACTTCTGCATTTACTTTTAACTCTCCTACATTCTTACGTTCTCTTTTAAGAAGATTAAAAGTGTGTTTTTGACTTTCGTACAAAGACGATTGCCAACTTTGTTTCATATATTCTTCTCTCATAAAATCATTTATATGAATTTTTTTTGTTACTTTATCTTGAAATTTTTCAACATTAAAAAATAGAACTGCTTTTTGCCTCACGGCACACAGAGCCAAGATATCACAATCTTCTTTTGTGTAAGGTCTTTTGTCTCCACCTTTTGATGTCGAAAAGCTATATAAATTTTTATCTGAAATAAATGTTGCCGTCTTCACTTCTATTCTTTGTGCGACAAGTAAGTTACTATCTATTGATTTAGTTGCCACGATATCTGTTCCATCTTGTTTTACAAGATCAGCCTCAACACCCATCATGTTCAAACTAAAAAGCGTGAATGCTTCTCCCGCCGACCCAATTAGTTTTTCACCTCTAATATTTTTATTTATTTTTATTGCTTTTCTTCTTAAACTTTCAGCCATTCCAATACCCTTTCTCCTAAAGTTATGTTAGCTAATTTATTTTTTGATAATAATGTTTTTACAATGTGCACATCTACTGTCTTTGGACACATCAAATCAACATACAAAACTGGTTTGTGTTGACCTACTCTATGTGCTCTATCTTCTGATTGTTTACGAGACTCCAAATTAAAATCATTGGAGTAATAAATAACATTTGCAGCTGCATGAAGTGTGATACCCATACCACCTGTTTGTGGATTAGATATGAAAAATTTCACATTACTTTTCAAATTTTGAAATTTTTCAATTGCCTCTTGTCTATCTTTCATAGACGTATCGCCAAAGTAATTCACTACTGTATCTGATCCGTAAGTCTGTTTTAACTTTTCTGTTATCTTAATAATGTCATGTCTGAATCTTGACCATATAATAACTTTACCTTCCATCTCTTCGATTGTTTCCATCAAAACATTCATACGATTGTTTGGCACTTCTTGTATCTCTCCATTATCTGTAACAAGATACCCACACAATAATTGTTGTAATCTTAGTAAACGAGTCATGACCTCTGGAGCAGAAACCATTTCTCCAGAGTTCAAAAGAGCAACTGATGTTTCTTTCAAACTATCATAATGTCTTGATTGTTCGAGTGTCATATCCACTTGTCTTGTTGTATAAATTTTCGGAGGTAGATCCAAAGCCTCTTCCTTGGTTGTACGATAGGTACACCAATCCATCTTGTCTTTCATCTCTTCTAGATTTCTATAACCTACGACTTGATTAAACGAGTGTGCACCCATCTTGACACTTTTAATCACGGCATAGCGTCCTTGAAAAGACCAATAAGAGTTGTGACCCAAGATCTTCGAATCAAGAAACAAGAACTGTGAGTATAAGTCAAGAGGCGATTTTGTTATTGGTGCACCTGTTAATATTCTTTTATACTTCGCAACCTCACCAAATTGTATGAGAGCCTTTGTTCTTTTTGCTTTGTGATTTTTTATCGTGGTTGATTCGTCAACGGCTAATAAAACATTACTTCTATGCACAACCTTTTCTAAATATTGTAACACTTTCTTTGTCGCAAAAGCCTCGACATTGACGAGAATGATTCTAAGTCTTTGTCTGTCGGTCACCGATTCACGGAGCTTTTCTGTATCTTTCTTGCCTAAGTTTGATTTCCAAACATATACTTCATGTCGAATACTATTGTGCATGTGAATAGGTATTTCACTATTCTTCCAATTCATGTACACACCTTTTGGTGCTACGATTATAGCACAATCAATTTTACCTTTTTCATATAACCAAGCTATATTATCAATCAATACTTTTGATTTGCCACACCCCATCTCCATAAAATAAGCAAAGTTTTTTTGATTGTAACTTTTTTCTAGTGCTTCTTTTTGATGTTGATATGGTTTTGTTTTATATTTAAAATTCAAAATTTTGGCTCCCAAAGTATTCCTTTTTTAATTAAGTTCTTATAATAGTTTGCTTGATCTCTACAAAACTTTGCATTGAGATAATCACTTTCCCATTCGTAGTCGTATTGTTTTTGTCGCCAATACATTTCTTCTTTTATAACGTCTTCAAGTCTTTTATCTTTTTCGTTGCTCATTTATCAACCTGCAGCGATAAAGTTCTGTAAACTATTTTGATGTTGTAGTATTTCGCAACACGAATACCTTTTCTCATACCCTCAGTAACACCATGATCCTGGTAAACTGCCATGAGGTTCGCATGTCTATACCACTTGAATGCTCTTTTCATTCCCATTGTTCTTTGTTTGATGTCTGACTCATCAAGAACTTGAGTATAAAGTAAATGAGATGCAAAGGGTGACTCTCCACGCATCAACGAATCATGGAGACATAATCTTGCATATGTTGCATTTTGTTGCTGTCCGAATTTTATACCACCTCGGAATGGTGATTCTATAATTACTAACATTTTCCTTCAGTCATAATTGTTAAATTAGATGGCTTAATGTTAAGAATACGATCTTCAGATAAACTGTAGACTTTGACTTTTTGTGGAGTAAATCCAACAACTCTGCCATCACCATTAGACCAAGGTTGATGATCCATAGTAACTCTGTCATCTAACTTTATTTCTCTTTTGTAATAATCTTTCATATAAACTCCTATTATTTTATAGTTAAATCACAGTTTTTCCTATATGTCAAACAAAAAAATTATTCGTAAGTATCTTCTGCCCAAGCTAAACTTGAACTTGCTGACGAATGAACTGCATATTTATTTCTCCACATAATTTTCTTTTCTTTCAATGCCCTAGGATCATCTTCAAATTTTTCATCACACAATTCTAATGACTCTTCTATTGTGAGGAACGGTCCCCAATAACCTATATGAGAGTCAATAGTATTTCTTTCTTCTCGTTTCCAGTTCTCAAGCTTCGCTATCTTCTGGATCGTCTCCACTGGTGTCCCAATCTGGAGTGAAATAGAATGTGAGTCCCTCCCCACTTTCCACATCTGTCTCGCTACCGCTATCGCTAGATGGGGGTGATTTGGGAAACTCAATGACGTTATCTCTAACTTTATTGTGTATGTTTTTTTTGTCACTCTTCTTCATCTATCTCTCCCTCTTCCATTAATACCATGCCTTGCATTAGTCCTGTCTTAGCCATTTCTAAATAATAAAGGACTTCGGCAGGGTCTTGGAATGTTGTCATTAATTGAACTTGACCCTGGTCAGTTACGCCTGCAATAACTGCTTTGTCCAATTTTACTTTTGCCATATCGCAGACTCTTTCTAATGGCAACTGTGTCCTCTTTAATTTATACGGAAATTTTAAAACATTGTCACTCATTTTTGTGGTGATCCTTGGCAGCAGTCTTCGACTACCATGTTACAGACAACACATTGAGTGTGTCCATGAACTTCAATTGTTCTCAAAACTCCTTGGCATCTTGGACATCTCGGAGAGCAATGTTCTTTAATTTCTTCTTCTTTAAGTTGATCGTTCATTCTTATTCTCCTTTTTTAAACATTTCATTTCCATTGAATGTGGAACAGGTATTGTGCTTCTTATTCCAACTGCCATTTCAAAAATTCTGT